TTTTGGTGTTTTGTGAGCCACCAGATAACGTTAATAGTACGAACGGTGCTTTCGAAAATGTTTTGCCGAATTTCACAGAAGTATCTTTGTAAGAATTTGCCCTGGTTTCGATGATTGGTGTGGTTCCGTAGACCGGTAATTTAGCAGCCAACTCCTTATTTGTCGTAGCGATCTCTAATTTCTTTGTCACTTCCACAATATTAATTCCATCGAGATGTACTTCAAATGCCGGGCAATCATCCACAAGATCTCCTTTTTGCAAGTCTCCTTGCGTATACTCCGGAACTACCGGATTACTCTCTGCAGGGGTTCCCATGATCACAACCCATTCATTTTTCTCTGTGTTATCCTCTTCGTTTCTTGTATACCGGTTAACAATCAGATCTATCCTCTTCATTCCCTGCGATCCATTTGTAAGTTCCACCTCATCATAAGTTCCGATTTTTACAGAAGACACATTCCCATGATGGCACATCATTCCGCTTCGGATCTTGAGAGAATTGTTGGATACCAGCTCCGGTTCCAGATTTTCTCCTGACGGTAATATACAACTATCATCACCAATGATTCCTTCTATGATCTGCCGGAACTGCTGGCTCGTAACATGTGGTTTTCCTGTTCTTCCACTAACTATTTCCATTATCGCTCTCTCCTTCCAATTCGTATTCTTTAGACTCTACTCTATTTGTAACACTATAAATAATATTGGCTACTGGACGACTGGAATACATCCCTGTAAGATAATCCCGGCCACCAACAATATCTCCAATGCCCACATCAATACCAAGCTTTGCTATGTCCATACCAAAAATCTTTTTGCTACATAGTTCTTGCAATTTCTTTGTGCTTTGGCTCTCTAATTCATCCGTTTCTGTTGATGTATTTTCATATACCTGAGTGATTTCAGCCAATCCCTTATAATATTGTGTCTTCTTGAATGAACCATTTGGCCATACATACAAGTGCAATACATTTCTATCCTTCAGCTCACCTTTTCCGGTCACGATCAAGTGATTTACTCCATTTCTTTTATCTTCCATCGTGTAATTAAGTCCTGAGTCTTTTGATAGCTCAATCTCATCGGAATAATCCACGATCGGTACGGCTCTGATCAGAATGTATCCGGGAACCCCTCGCTCTCGCTTGTGTTGAATATCCAATCTATATCCAACAGTTTTCAACATCTTGGTGATTCCTTCTAACAATGTGCAATAGCGGTCAAACTGATAATTGCTTACGGCCACCCCGGTACTTTCCCCTGATACAACATATAATCCTCCAAATTCCGGTTCTATCAGTTTCTTAAGAATTGCATTTAACTCCCCGGACACCACCCTGTAATCACTTCCGGCCGGCGGCTCTATTACTTTCATTGCCATGCGTCCACGCCATGTATAACCTTTCAGCTCTACATAATCCAGAGTTGTATCGGTCAACACATCTTCGATAATTCCGCCAAATTCCGTATCTGGCACATACACCAGATTTCCGAATATCATTTCTTCTGTCCAGTTACATCTGGCAATCTTGATGGAAAATTCCCTATCTTTGTTAGCATCAAAGGTGCAATTCGCATCTAACAGTGGATTCGTTCCTATTTCTCTGCTCCTTGTCGCCAGAATTACCATGCTGCCTCCTTCCGCTTCAGAAATATATATAAATCTATTCCGAAGTCTCCACTCCAATTTACTGATATCAATCCGGATGGGATTTTCTCAAATACGGAATAATTATATCCACGGACGTCAAACAGATTCGCTATTGTTCCATTGGAAAGATATTTCATGATCGTCTGCTCCGAGCTGTTGATGATTAAATATTCATTCTTCTCTAACGTAGTAAGGACTTCATATGGATAACCATTCATTAATACCTTAGGATTTACGCATGGTCCATATATGACCATTTCGAAATCGGACGGAATAATATGATCAACTTCAAATTCTGCAGTCCCTCTTTTCTCGTTCATAAAATCAAATGGGAAATCACAAGGAAAATCCAATCCGCTATCTGCAGCTATTTCTTTTTGCGGGAAAAATCTTTTTTCCAAGACTGTGATCCAAGACAATTCCGGAGCAAGGAATGTAAGCTCTACCTCCGTATACACATATCCTTTCCATCCCGTTTTCTTGGTCTTATAAATCTGACACGGCAAGAACGTATCATTCACATACAAACGCCCGTAATTCCCTGTTTCAGCATCCACAGAGATGATTCTATACAGCGTTTCCATGTTCTGCGTGAACTCTTCTCTCTTTCCAAATACGTCCAAGGTAATTACCTTTTCATAACCATCCTCTGTCTCTTCCCATGTACTGTCAAACCAGTCCGCATCTATTGTGCGAAAAGGTGCCCTGGTCAACCAGAGCACCTCTCCCTTGCTGTTCTTATAATATGCCTTTATCATAATGCCGGCACCGCTCCTTTCGGTAATGGCTCATCAATTCTCTTTGTTCCCAGATAGATTGGACGCTTCGCCATTTTTTCTGCAGCTCTCATCTGGATCCTTTCTAACCGGTCATAATCGATATCTTTTCCTCCATCGAATCCCGGATAATTCTTTACTCTTCCGATTGTCTTGTCTGCAGTTCTCGCCGATAATGCAAGATCTACGGACTTCTGCAATCCGGATACCGCTTTCTGCACACCCACGTTCATAGACTTGATCGGAATGTTCTTCTCAAATCCAATTCCCATACCAAGAGCCATCATCTTACCTACCTGATCACGGAATACTCTGGATGGCGAATGGATTCCAAGAGCACTCTTTGCCGCATCTAATGCTTTGTTTGCTGCACTTTTCGCCGCTTCTACGATTGCACCGGCTGCACCGGTTAATCCACTGGCAATGCCCTTTATAATATTCATTCCAACACTGCCCCAGTTCACACTGGTAAATGCATTCCTAATCTGGCTTACCATGCTTGGAATCTTTCCGATCAATGCCGGTATTCCCTGCACTAGTCCAACAGCGAGTTTACTTATGATCTGCACTCCTGCGGTCAGAATCTTTGGAAGATTCGTTATGATAGTCGATGCAAGCTTTCCAATAATCACTGGTGCCTTCGCTGCCACCAATGGGATTGAATTTGCAATTCCACTTGCGAGGCCTTTCATTAAGTTAAGTCCTGAAGTAATTAATTGTGGAAGATTGCTTATCAATGATGTGACCAATGTCAGTATCATCTGCACTGCACATGGAATTAATTGCGGTAATTGTGCTGCCAGACTGCTCGCCAATGTGGATATAATGCTTACTCCGGCAGTAATCAATGCCGGCAGATTCACCGTAATTGCATTTAGGATTCCCATGATCAGCGTTGCGCCCTGAGCAACCAATCCTGGTAATGCTGCAGTAATGCCATTAGCAAAGTTCGTGATTACTTCCGGTCCTTTTGTCTGTACAAGCAATAACAGCTGATCAATCTGTGTACCGAACTGACTGTAGATCAATCCCATACCAGCAACAATGATTGCCGCTCCTGCGCCGATGTTAATCAGCTTAAAGAATGTCGGTGCAAATGTAGCTGCTTTAGCCAGGATTGGTTTGAAAGCATTTCCGATAATACTGCCGTATCCAGAAATTTTCGTTCCGACATTGCCAAGTCCCTGCATCACTGCAGAACCGATGTTCTTAAACGGCGCTGTAAATTTTCCAATCGCTCCGGATATAGGTGACGCCAATTTTGATAATTGATTTTTAATGCCTGCGCCATAATATCCTACCCGGTACGATACCTTCCCAAAAGCGCTACTTATTCTATCTCCCACGCCTTCAAAAGGAATTTCTAATGCATTGCCAAGGGCCTTGAACATTCCTCCAGCATTGTTTAATGACGAAGATACACTCTTCACCGTTCCAGGTATTTTCCCTATCTTTCCGACAGTCCCATCAATAATTCCATTGAATCCGCCAACTGCAGTTTTTACAGTGCCAACAGTCTTTCCAAGCCCTAACAGTCCCGGAGCTATTCCAGTCAGAACAAGCGCTGTCTTTCCAAAGTCTTTCAGTTCTGCAGATGACATCCCTTTTGTCTTTTCTGCCAATCCAGAGATCGCATCTGTAAATCCCTGAATCATCGGAATCTTCTGGCCGATCTCATCCACAAATCCGACAAAACCGCCTGAATTATATGCATCATTCAAATCAGAGATTACAGACACTGCAACTGCCGCAACTTCTTTCAATGGCTTTTCCAAAGATTCGTAGATGGATATTCCAAGTCCTTCCAATCCAGATTTTAAGATTGTAAGCTGACCTGCAAGGTTATCCTGCATGGTCGCCGCCATTTCAGCCGCCGCGCCATCTGCATTACCAATTGCAGATGATAACTTATCGAAATCGCTCTCAGAGGCATTAACAATAGCTAACAATCCGGACATGGCTTCCTGACCGCCAATAGCTGCAGCTGCTGCCGACTGTTCGTCTTCTGGAAGTTCTTGTAAAGAATCACGCATATTCTCCATCACTTCCATCAGTGACTTCATGGATCCATCGGAATTTTTCAGTGAAATTCCATACTGATCCATTGCCTCAGCAGCTTCTTTCGGAGGCTTTGCCAGTCTCGTCAGGATACTTCTGAGTGTCGTTCCAGCTTGCCCGCCTTTAATTCCTGAATTAGCCATCAATCCAATCGCCATAGAAAGATCTTCGATGTTGTATCCCAATGCTCCAGCCAAAGGCGCTGCGTATTTGAATGTCTCACCCATCATGGAGACATTTGTATTAGCATTGGAAGATGCCGCTGCCAATACATCAGCAAAATGTCCAGAGTCAGACGCTTGCAATCCCATCGCAGTCAACGCATCCGTTACAATATCAGATGTCGTTGCCAGATCTTCTCCGGATGCTGCTGCCAGATTCATGATACCCTCAATACCATTGAGCATATCACTGGTCTTCCAGCCAGCCATTGCCATGTATTCCATAGCCTGTGCTGATTCTGTAGCAGAGAACTTTGTCTTGGCTCCCATTTCCTTGGCTTTATCCGTTAATTTCTGGAAATCTTCTCCAGTGGCTCCTGATATTGCAGAGACTTTAGACATCTCTGCCTCAAATGCAGCTCCAACTTTTACCGCTGCCGCAATACCAGTTCCTGCAGCTGCTCCCAGTGCGGTAACTGCACGTGTCGCAACCTTTAAGCCGGATTTTCCAAGCTTTCCAAGCTTGCTTATACCGTCATTAAATCCTTTTTCATTTATCTTGGTATCAAAATTTAAATAGCCGTCTGCCAATACTATCATCCTTTCTGATAGCACGGCTCAACGGCTCACATGTGCTTTATATCTTTATTTTTACTTCTCTCTTACACTCCCGACAGTTAATATATACACCATCACATTTGGCGGTATCATCGTATATCAATAACTTCTTACCGCAACAAGGACACCGGAACCACTTTCTTTCTGTCGGGATCTTAATCATATGCTCCATCACGCAAACATATCTCCAATCTCATAATCTGTCATTTTTCTCTGATTCTTCTTTTTCAGCGCAACTATCTCCTGTATCTTTTTAATTCTCTTACGCTCGTCCTTATCTTTAATTGTCCGGAGATCTATGCTCCGGTACATAATTCTCTGTTTGATCTCTGTCTTTTCCGGAAGGCCAGCAAACAATGTCTGGAACTCCCACCAGTGCATATACGGAATCGTCTGCAGATTAATTCCATACACCTCTCGGAATGCACTGTAAATACACTCTGCATCTTGTTCAAAAGAATACAATTGCTTCGGTGCAGATCCGGTAATACTCTCATCCTCTTCTGCGTTTTCTGTTTTCATTGCCAGAAAATCACCCAATGCATAAACTGCTGTTTCCAGATCATCCGGAATCCCATCTATGTACCATTGTAACAACAGTCGGCACTTTATCTGCCAGGGGATATCCTCGTCTTCCACCAGTTTAGCAAATCGTATCCATTCACGAAAATCTGTTTCAATTTGGTAAGCTTCACCATTCACGCAAACTGTATCCGGAAATTTATCGAACAAAATATTCATAGCATACTACCTGTTGCCATTACGGTAATAAGTAACATTTCCCTTATTCTGCTTCTTTCCATGCTGCTTATTATAATTACGTCTCTGCTGTCTGTTACCATGCTGCTGTATGGTATATTCACTGTATCGTCCATTCAGCTTTGTCGCTTCGTCATTTTCGAATTTCAGCAACTCATCCGCAGCATCAAGACATGCATTCAAGCTGATTTTCCCCTGAAACATTTCTTCATGTGCACCTTCTCCGATAATTCTGTCAAAAAAATTAAAGTAACACTGGCATTGTGCACGAATAATATCTGCAGTCTTTCCAGTTTTAGGTACACGTGCAGCTTCTTCTTTCATTGCTTGTTTCGCATCTTCAAGATTTTCCAAAAATAGTACATCTGTAAAATCAATCTCCGCTTCGAGATCTCCAAATTTAAAAAGGCTCATCGGCTCACTCTCCTATCTTTACTCTGCTGTAAATGTACATGTCTGCCAGCTATCTGTTGTTGTGGCAGTTCCTTTAATGATTTCCCCGGCTGCTTTCAAGCTTCCCTTGTAGATCAGTGCATCTGTTCCGTCACCTTCCGTATCCGGGATCACGCTCCAGTCACGCTTTCTTGCCGTACAAGTCGTACTTTCTCCTGTTTTCTCATCAAACAGATCTACAACCACAACGGTTACCTGTGCATCTGATCCAAGAAGCTCATCATCCGTGATCGTAGCCAGCTTTTTCTGTACTGCATCGTTCATGTATAAGTCAAACTCATAATCCATAGATGGCGCATATCCTACCACGTCAGATCTTTCACTCGCTTCGTCTACATACTGCCTACTGTATTCTGTAGAATTCTTTCCATCTGACAGCGATGTAAAGCCCGTCATTCTGGTATATGTCTTTCCATCACCTGTAACATCCATAAACGCAACACGCTTATGTCTGCCTACTAATTTCTTTTTATTTGTATCTTCTGCCATCGATACAACCTCCTATCTGTATATCACTCTGCAAATCATCTGATACCGTCCCAAATCTGCTTCTGTACTAAACAAATAGCCGGACTGCAGCACGTCTACTCTGGTAGCGTCGTGCCCGTCCAGCTCTGGGAGGATATCGTTCATATTGTTACTTTCAACCCACTCTTCAAAATTCTGATAAAAGCCACTGTTAGCGATACCTGTTCTGGCATCACCGTCATACGCTTCCTTGCTCGTGAATGCGAATTGAAACTGTTTCAAGCAGGTCCCATCTGTGTATCTCTTGTAGACAGGATCCGCTCCGATCGGATCAATGGAATACTCCATTCCATTACCCAAATAATCAATATTTATCTTCCGATCATCAATATCCGGATTCAGCATTACATAATCCCGGATACTCTGAATAATCGGTTTTTTACTCTCTTGCAATCCTCTCTGCTCCTTTCAGGATTGGTTCTTTATGGCTTGCTTTCATAGTTTCAAACCATCTTGGCTTACTTTTATTTTCATAATACTGCCGGCGGGCATATGGTGCCAAGTACTCAATGGATCCAGAACCGATCACTGTTCCAAGTGTTCCTGATTTAATCAGAAATCCTGTTCGTCTTGGTGTAAGTGGATTCATATACCTCAGGCATTCTGAATCAACAAACTGTTGCGCTTTTGAAAAGCTCTCAGCCTTTCGCTGTGCAAATCCTAGTGCCCACTCTATTTTTGCCGTTACGCTTCCATTCGCATCAGCCGAAGTAAACACACTTCCACGAGGGGTTGTAATTCGAAATTCCTTTTTCTGTGCCATTTACTCACCTTCAATTCTCCAATGTGGCAACCCGCCGAACCGGTTATCTGACCAGGACAACACTTTGCAATGTCTCAACCGCACGTCTTTCAGATCAACTGGCCTTTCAATCTCCTGAGCATACTCGCCGAGTACAATCTGATCATCTGTCTGGATAGTCCAGTGTTCTTCCGGATCTTTCAGTTTTGCATACTCTTCCGGCGGAAGATACTGATCCGCATTCTCTACATCGGTAGGAATACGGATCTTATATACTTCTGCACTGTTTAGTCCGGAATCGCCAACGGATGCTTTGTGATCAACATATACATGCACATTCTCAATAATGGTTCTATGCCAGGTATCGAAACGGGTGAGTGGATCATACCTGTGGTTATAGACAGTTATCGTTGCATTCGTTAACACAACAGCATCCCACCTTTCTTGACAACCATCCTGTTGGGAGCAAGTATGTAGACGCTGCTTCATACGCTTTCTTTCTGATCAGTTCTTCAACTGTTTGCCCATCCGCTTGTTCGACAGCATATGAAACACTGTATCCATCATTGTTTTCAGATTTTACAGTACCTGCTTCTCTTTTCTTTTCACAAGATGCATACACATCCGCAACTGCACACACAGCATCTTTTACTGCCATGTTCTCAGTTGCAAATATATTTCCACGAATATACGTCAGCTTTCTAATATAGGCTTCGGCTTTGCGTTCTGCAAACGGAAATTCCTTTTCAGTAATCCCGCCTCCGTACTGATCTGCATAATATCCATAATCTACATACATAAGTTATTCCTCCCTACTCTCCCGCTTTCAAAATCGAGAACGGGCATCTCTTTGTCTTATCTTTTGCAAGTGCATTGATAGGATTTGGAACTTCCCAACCCATACGCATAACTGCACGAAGTGCAACCATATCGTTCTGCATCAGGTTGTATGCGATAGTTCCGTCTGTATTCTGTACAACACCTTCTGTAAACAGCTTGAATGTAATATCCTGTCTGATAGAAAATACAAGCTGCGAGAAATCTCCGGAGACCATCAGGGCCTTAGATTTATCCCATGCTCCATTGATCGGGAAATTCATCGGAGAACCATCCAATGCATACTGCGTAGATCCCTGCATATCTGATTTAAACAGTGGATCGCCGTTAGCATTCTTTAATCCTCGGAGCTTTGCCCTCATAGAAACATCAGCCATATGACCATTCACTAAGTATCCGCATTTTTCAACTTTGTCAAGAACGCCTTCTTCCGCCATAATCTTATCGTACAGTGGATCAGCAGAACCAAGCGTTACTACACTTCCAGCTTTTGTTGCAGTAGTTACTATATCATCTCTCCAAGTAGACGGTTTATCTACTCCGAATAATGCAGCTCCATCAATCTTTGTTCCGAATGCTTCTGTTACCCTCGGTTTCACCTCGCCCCAAATATCATAGTCTGAATCATCTAATACGGACTCTGGAATCGGTACAATTACCGCAATTTCTTCCGCAATAATAAACTTCTTATCCCATGCCTGCTTGGTCGTTTTCTTCTGTCCTGAATCACCGTTCACAAAATAAGCAATTGGCAGCATATCCAGTACTGGCATCTTGTACTGCTTACTTGTCATATTTGGCAGCTTACGTCCTCTTGAAAGAACAGCTGACTGAGCAATAACACCCTGAATGATCTCATTTGATTCCTGTACTGGAATCAAAGATTCTGCACCGCTTCGATCGATAATGTTGACATCATTCTCAAAAAGCCTTAAATTCATTCTGTTTTTATTCATCTTCTACCTCCGTTATCTTCTCGCTGCAGCACGGATACGATCATTGATGGAAGCGTTCATGTTTCCACCAGAACCTTCTGAAGAATTTCCAGAAGATGTGGAAATGCGATAAGAACCGGCATTTCCTGTAAATTTCGGATTCTCCTTCAAAAATTTGTCTGCAGCTTTTTCAAATGTTGTTTTATCATCTACAAGTTTCGATACCTTGAACATGACATAATCCAAATCTTCTGATCTAACGCCTTTACCAGATAAAGTCTTCTCATTCTCCATCTGCTGTACTTTCGCCAGCGCATCATCAAGATCTTTCTGCAATTTTGTAGCATTTGGCTGATTAGCTGCACGTTCTGCTTTGAAATTATTGATTGCCTGTGTTACCTCAGATTCTGTCATGCCCTGATTTCTGAAAAAATTGGCAAGAGCTGTCCGCTCAGACCTCTCTACTCGTGCACCTGCAATCTCTTCCAACTGTTCATAGGTATATGTTCCGGTTCCATGTGCTCCGGATGCGCTCCCAGCGGATCCCTGACCGCCGTTTCCAGTCCCAGCATTTCCACCCTGATTACCAGAGCCAGCTCCGCCGCCGTCATCAAAGAGCTGTAAATTCATTCTGTATCTCATGTTTCTACCTCCGTTTCGCCTCGACAGGCTCCCGAGCTTTTATATCGTCTTCACGTTTTGGACATAATAAAAACACCCTCTCGGATGTTTATTTCTGAAATTCTATGCAGTTGTATTCCCGGTTGACATCTGTAAGTCCCAGGAACCATGAATCTACCAGAAGTTTCCCGCCATCTGATAAATTCTCCCATCTGATTACTGTCATTCCGCTTTCCGCCATTGCTTGAACTCTGTCGTGTGTAAGATCTTGTAACGAATTGATCAAGCTGCAAGTAAGTGCCGATACTGCAGCGCATGCCCGGTCAATACCATCTGAAGCTTTTCTGCAAGCATGGCCAGATAAACGAATACTACGCTCTGTTATTTCTACATTTATCATACTTTCTCCTAAAATTACGTACAAAAATACCACCGGTCATTTTCGACTGGCGGTAACTACATGGATAATATTTCTATATCCTCCCATAATTTATTTAATGGTATGTTGTTTATTTTGTGCTTATCGAGCATCTCCTGAGCATCAGAATAAAACTCAGCTTCTCCTTCAGGACACTCACATATAAATGGTTTATCATCTCTCCATGAAATATTATATCTTTTCTCAGAGAGAGCGAGCTCAATATCCAATCCTGCCTCTATAGCTTCTGTCAACTCAGATAGATTCTCAAATTTTGCATATTTTTTGTACTCAATCATATTCTGATCACCTCTTCTCAAGAATATCCTTATTGGCAATTTCATGCCCTAATTTAAGTGGATTATCGTGCTTTGCTTCACGTTTCAAGTTACCTTTTTCATCAAGATACCAGTTATGATAATGTGGTACAATCGGATGTTCTTTTGAATTTCCGTGATCCGTCATATCTATGTCCAATCTTGGTCTTCCATCATTTCCGTAATATCTACGTCTCTGCAAGGCACCATCTTTGAAATTATCAAACACGCTATTCGGAGTACCTTTATACGGGATAGAATGTACTTCTCCTATTTGTTTTTTCTTTAGTGCTTGATTCTGCCATTTTACATCTGTAAATGCTTCACTGATAGCTTTCCATTTCTCATTATCATTATATTTCATCTGGCCAAAATTAACAAGCGAACCAATAGAATCTCCCAAAACTTCTTTATACCGCTTATACTGAGCCACATCCTTGGATGCATTCTCAATCATTTCCCGCGGGAACAATGTATTCTGTCGTTTGCTATTTGTTGCCACTCGTCCTTTCATGTCCAGGTAAATACGCTCACGTTCTTCCGTAAGCCTCATTTTCCGGCAAAATCTGGAATATTCATTTAACTGTCCTTGGTACTTTGCTTTATTCAACAGAATCTCATCCGGATCAGCCTTACCTTTCTGGAGCAGTCGAACCTTTTCTCTTTGCGCCCGCATCGCCAATTCTATCTGACGTTGCTTTTGTTTGGCTTCATACAAGGTATATTCCTTATCCCCAAACTTCTTCGGTTCACTCTCTTCCAGATTCTTGGCATCCAGCCATTCATCCGACCAGTTACGTTCGGACAATCCGGGAAAGAAAGGATAGTACTCGTGTCAATGGTAGCAGTTCCAACCTCCTAATCCTTCACCGGTCCCATAACCTGTACTACTGACAAAGTCTGGATAATCTGCCATGCTCGCATCACCCCCCTCCACAACAAAAGGAGCCTTTTGGCTCCCTCTGCTTTATTTCCAATATTTTTCTTCCGCTGTTTTTCTTGCTTCAAGTGCTTCTTCTATTCTATCGTATGTCCCTAAATTAATACGTTTTTTATCTACAGTAATATAAGCTCTCCATTTTTCCGAATCTTTTCTCCACATAACTCCTGGATAACCTGATGTATTTGTCTTTCTCGGCTTTTTATCTCGATTCCAACAATTCTCTTGAAAAGAAATCCACCTGCAATTTTCAGGACAATAATCTCCGTTTACATCTATGCGGTCTATTGTTAATTTATCTGCATAACCATTTTTTATCGCCCACTGTTTAAACGCCTCAAAATCATTTATCCATTCATCGCACACTTTTATTCCTCTTCCGCCATAATATTCATAATTACTGCAAGAAGGTATGTTACATCTGGCCTTCATTGCGCGCCATTCATTATGTAATCGAGTGCCTGTTGCTTTATGTACTACATTTATTTTAGATGTTCTTTCCTTATGGAGACAACCACAAGATTGGGTTAATCCTTTTCTAAGATTCTTCCCCAAAACAACTACTTCTTTTCCACATTCACATTTACACAACCACTGAGCGCTTTTTCCTCCATTAGGCGAAATATAGTTTTCCGCACGTTTCAGAACTGTTAATCTTCCAAATTTCTGCCCAGTTAAATCTATTGCTTTTCCCATGTGTTATACCCCCCCCGCTGAATTTCAGCTTTGGCAGCTTTCATTCCTTGTGCGTATCCAAAAGTAAAACTATTATGAATTAAATCAAAAATTCCTTTGCTGTTTCTCTTTATCTCTTGGAAATTTAAAACAGAAGCATCATAATACGTATTAATTTCTGTGTTTTGTATCACATTCATTGTATTCTTGACTCTCGCCATAATAAAAACTCCTTTCAAAATTCGTGTTGAAAGAAGTTCCATTCTGCATTATAATATTTACAGAAGGAAACTTCTAACCTAAACAGTCGTTTGTGCTTTGGTCGGTGCTACGACTGTTTTATTTTTTTGTTAAATTTACTGCCTGCTGATAAACCATGTCTATACCTTTTTTCACCACCTCTGTCTTATTTAATCCTAGTGTTTCACGACAATATTCTAACTTTATATCGTCTAGTACAGACAATCTCACTTCCATTCGTTTTGTCTTTGGTTCATCTGTCGGTCTTCCTGTTCTCGGGCTCATTTTATCACCTCACTTTTGTCCGTACAAATATATTAACTTATGTACGTACAGAAGTCAAGTGTTATTTATTCCATTTGTAAACTTTTCCCTGCCACACAGAATGTGAAGGTCTCGCTCCAGCGTGCCAACTCACTTCCACATATTCACAACCGAGCTGTTCCATATGATATTCGGTTATCTTATGCGTAAGCTTTACAACGCCGGTCATGACCGCTCTCCTTGCAGCCACATCCACCCGATCAGCTCGTCCGGATGAGTAATCTATCTTCCTGAGTCCGCTATTCGTAAGCTGTGTAACTACTCGTCTCAGGACACTGTTATAATCAAACGCGCCGGTTACGATATCATAACATGCTGCATCCAGGTATCCAGAATACACCTGTGCAAGTGGTGTCAGTACCTTCCTACCATTTCCATAATCCAAATAGAATCCAAGCGAATTGGTTACATTCTCCAAATCTTCACAACTCTGATCAATAATTGCTTCTGTGATCCGCTTAAGCTGCTCGTTCTGATCATACGGTATATATTCCGCATTGATCTGCTCATATACATCCTTATCTCGAACATATTCCTTTTCGATTACCTTGTCGTACAGCTCAAACATCTCCGGGTAGGAAGCATTAAGCGTCTTTTTGATTTCCCGTTCAATGTCCTCCGAAGAATATCCCAGAATCCGCAATCTGTTGATCTGCCAATCTGCAGTACTGGTGATCTGCCAATCTGCAGTACTGGTGATCTCACCAGTTTTAACAATCCTTCGAACAATGTCTTGCATGATTCGTTCTTCCAAATCCTGATATCTGGCTGCGATCTTACCGGCCATCTTAATTTTGTAATCATCCCGCATCTTACTCCATCACCTGATTCTGTTCCGGAAGTTTAGCAGTTGCATCTTCCAATGTTTCTCCGTACCATTTGGAACGATATTCCGCATGACTCATAACACCCATGCTCACATCCTGCCGATCGCGATTGCGTTCTGTTTCCTTATCTTCAATAATCGAATCATCGAAATCAATTACAATTTCTACATCTGGATTCAGTGGCTCGTTCAATATCATTCCCAAACGAATGATAATCCGAATCAGTTGCTTTAATGCATCCTCAAGCAATATCTCATGTTTCTTAATCATACGATACATATCCGAATTTTCCGAAATAATCTCTGTTGCTGTCTTTGCTCCTGTTGCTCCGAATTGATATCGATCTGTGCCGAATCCGCATTTAAGTGAAAGGTAATTTAGATCGTCATTGATTGCCTTGCTATGTTGATCAGCACGAAGCGACATGTCGATTTCTTTCAACAGCCCCTCTCCATTGGCATCATCTTCTGGAAGCGCATAGAACACACTATCATCCGGATCAAACGCCGGAGAGCCGTCTTCATTCGTCAGCATTTCCGGTCTCACAAATATCCGCTTCCTGCCAAGTTCAAATTCATTACAATACGAATCATATTCTGTATCCAGCTTCTTGAGCGTATCAATCGCATTTGCGAATATAGCAACACCCATTGGATTATTCTGGTCCGCATTATTCGTAATATTCAAGCGATCAATAACGAATTGTGGCTCCGCCGAACCAGTTCTTATTTCTTTTGCAAGTGTTTTGAATGGTTTTAATAATTTCCATTCCTCTTCTGTCAGCTCCGTTCCCTCCTGACTTCCAGATTCGCACCGCAATACAGCATTACTGATCACGTACTCCCCATTTTCCAAAAGATGAGACTGTAACTGGACATATTTTTTTCTTGAAATCGTATGTGGAAATGCAAAAATGCATTCCGTTACCCTTCCATTATTCCATGTTACTGGGTATATGTTTGGTGCATCCACGTAATTGATGCAAATTCTTCCAGAAAGAACTTCTCCATCCTCTGTAATCTCCACATCTTCCAAATATGGGATGTACGCCACTGTACCAGTAAAGGCTTTCCGCTCCTGGTAATCATTTCCCATCACAAGGAAACGGTTGTCATCCAAAACCTGCTGCACATATTCATCCGTTTGATCATCATCAAGAGTAATTGTCACCCGTTCATTCAAAAGGAGATCCGCAATATCTTCACTCAGCTTCTTCGCCATTCCCATACTCTTTCGCCTGCAGCGTTTGTATGTTCCACGTCCACTGTATACCTTGTAGAAAGAGAAGTTTCGGACATTTCCCTCATACCAGGATATCCATTCCGCTATCTTTCGGTAAAAGGATGGATCCACGGTATCAATCCCCTTCTTTTTGAAATAATTAAAGATATTCATCGTCCTCTACCTCCTTCCTGCTAATATCACATACATCTATTTCTTCTGTTTCGTCTTTCGGCAGCCAGTATTTTAACCTCTTCCAGGCTCCCATAACACAATATCGGATTGCGTCCATACAATGGTCATCTTCTTTTACAGGTACTTCCTTGCCTTTTTCAATGGATTTCTTGTCATACTCATAAGTTCCAAATTCACTTACTGCATATTCCTGTTTTGGGGCTACGCTCATAATGTCAAAACATAACACTTTCTGCACACGGCTGATTCCAAGTGCCACATCATTTTCAGCATCTCTTAGCAGTACCTGGTAATCCAGGCTCACTGCCCTGGTTGCCCGCCTTACTTCCTCGGCCAGACCTTTTGCGGATGGATCAAGGAAAATATAAAAGACCCTGTTGTCATACTGTTCATGCAAATCATTCATGAACTCAACCAAGTCTTTCGCATATTCTGATGGACTCTTCTGTTTTCCGCTTTCTCGTCCACTGTGGTAATATTCTCCAAGTCCTGGAAACCTCTTCCTGTATGTATCAAGTCCAAAAGCTTCAAATGTCGTCGCATTCTGCTGCCCGTAGTCACCGCCGATATAAATACGATCATATCGCCTATCCGGATCCGGCTTCTGTCTGTGTCGATCACCAAACATATAATAGATCAGTTCGTCCACACCAACAGCCTGTCCGAGCCATACCCACCGATACATTTTTTCATCCACGAGCTTCATAGCTTCTGCAGATGCAATCAACGCTTGCCCCAACCAGCTGACCGGAACATCTCTGTAATCCGTGTGAATATGAATGCAGTCATCACGCTTTTCCATCTTTTTGCACCATTGGTTGATCGGTGCATTTGGATTCTTGGGCGGGTTATACAGATAGATCATCTGGAAATCACTGTCATTTCCTCGAACGAATGTTGCTTCGATATTGCTCAGCTCATCTTCGCCTTCACCATCATCGAAGAACTCAGTCAGCTCATCCAACACCACCAGCTTGATTGGCTTATCCTCATCGATAATACCTTTCGTATCGTCGATGCCGTCTGATCCGGAGAAGTAAATGGTCGTACCGTATTTTTTGTAAGTGATTTCCATCGGGGATTTCGTGATTGTGAACTTGTTCTTCGAAATTCCCAAGCGGTTAATCCCTCTGATCATTTCTTTGTACACCGTCTTCCGGAGCTTGTTATGATGCTTGCGAAGAACTACTGCAGAACCATGCGGATCTGATACAATCTGGTAATCGGTTCGAATAGCAGCATAACTAGACTTTGTTCCGGCACGTCCAGAAGTCAGGATAATGTGTTTAACTGTCCTGTTGTTGAATATCGGCAGGTACTTCGGTATCACTATGTCTGATATCTTCACCTGTTGGCGCATCGTTGACAATCACCACACCATCCTCTCCGTCATCATTGCCACTGGATTTCATTCTTTCCGTATTGGCTTTGATCTGCAGGATTCTTGCTTTCTGCTCATCTGTAGCAAGATCCCAGTTCTTATGCAGCAGATCTTCATACCGGTTAATCATGCCTTCTAGCGTCTTCTGTGCTCTGGCTTGAGCCGATAAGAAGTTTGCCTGTTTATCCCACGCCTGCTGCACTTCCCATTTTTCAGAACAAATATTTCCGGAGCTATCTGCGATCTTTGTCGTTGTCACATCTTCCTGATCACGAACATACATAATCTTCTGCGCCCGGATAATGGCAGCATATGCAATCTGAATCTGGTCCCACAGAACATCAAGCGGATCTTCCGGCATTTCCTGAATGATGGATAACGTCTCTTCCGGAAGATGTTTGGAAAAGAACCCGAACTTCTCCGCATGCTTATTCCCCGGCGGACCGGTTGCATTCTTGTTACCTGGTTGTCCGCCACGTTTCCTTTTTCCGGATACGACAGAGGGTGCACCCTCCGCTTTAGAAGGTGCACCCTGTTTTTTCTTCAACTTGGACCAGCCATACCGTTTGATCCAGCTCTTTATTGTATTCAAACTGGTGTCATATTTCTCCGATAGTTTCTTCGGGGGGACACCTGATAGGTAATCATTTTTGATCTGTTCTTTTACATCCGGCACGTCACCACCTCTCTCTTTCCGTTTTTTTGCATTAGAAAAGCACCCCGGAGGGTGCCTTGTGATTAATCATTGTTCTAACAAGTCATAGCTTGCATTGTTAGCATTCATTGTTAACTTATTCATTTTGTAATTCATATATCTTAATAAATTTTTCTTTTTATCAATTAATTCTTCTAAATCTATTTCAGAAAAAGACAACAAAAATTTTTGACAATTCGTATTTTTATGCAACAGGAATTCGTCATGTGCTATTATCATATCCTCCTTACTTGGTTCTCCTCTAGAAACTATTATTCCTATCTTTGCATTATTAGAATCCATGATTCCTGATAATTTATGAAAATATGTATTTGAAGGTGTTTTTCCCCTTCCTTTACTTGTTGTTTCATTCTTGCATTCTATTATAAAATACGGCGACATATATTTCATTATACTAGGAAATGAACTAGAATATTCACCAAAGCAAACTGTGCAATCAAATTGATTGGTATATGTTCTAACTTTATTCGTTGCTGTTACATTTCTTATTTGTTGAAATAGGAATAATACCAACCGTTCCAACGCATCCCCTTTCTCTTTTGTTGTTGTAAATGGACCATCAAGAGCTTCTTTCAATTGTCTTAATTGCTTATATGCCGATTCATTTGGTTTGTAATATAATTCGTATACTTCATCTATATTTTTAGCCAATGAATCAGCTATACTAAAATTTCCATACGATTCATTTTTTTCCGTATTGCCTATACGTTTCATGATTTCTTCTTCAAGTTTCTCTTCTGGAATATTGGGCTCTTTCACTTTTGCATATACAATTAAAACATTTTCATAAGATACTTTAAATTCTTTGCTACAATTATGGCAATATACTTTTTTCCCCATTATTTTTACAAGTTCATCTGCCTCAAAATCGCCATAAAAAAATTGGCATTCTTCATTACCGCATATAACTAAGTATCTTTTTCTTAAGATACCTTCCTTCTCTGAAAAATTTACAATAGCATTTGCTGTACTATATTTTACCTCAAACCGGGAGGCGATTGCCGATACCGAAATAGTTTTTGCTAATCTTTCTGGCAAAGTAGCAAGCCAAAAATCAAATTCCTCAACAAAGGATTCGTCCAAAGTATCAATAATTTTCAAAAACTGTTTGTAAAACATTTTGTATGTCATCCTCCTCTGGAAAATAATAGGTTTTTATTACTCCCCATCCCTTATTAATGGAAAATTGTACTGTAAAAGATCCCAAATAGCCTTTTCTTCTATTGTAACATAGATGCAAATTTTTACATTCTTTTGTATTTAAGATTGACTTTTTTCCATCAAAAAACGTTTCACTACACTGCAAAGGCCTTTTTCCTGTTGATGCCGTATCAATCCTAGTCATCTGTAAAATGTCATCAGATGATATCTTAATCAAATACGCATCTCTATCTTCTGTAAATATTTTTTCTCGATCTCCATTAATAGAAATAAATTTTTCTAAAAATATATCTAAATCCATTTTTGCTTTTTGTTTATTATATACTTTCAACCCCAGTACATCAAAAACATTATTCACAAAGTCATCTCGTGATTCCTTTAATGTATCAATTTGCTTTTGTATATCTGTTGGAGTAAATGAGTATTTCTGATATAACTTATACATCATCTTTCCAAATTTTTGTCCCGGATCAATATCCATTCCCTCCGTTTTCAAAAGCTTTTCCAGGTTTTCTATTAACTCTACAGTTGTATCAAATGGTTTAAAACGATTTTCCTTATATATTATGTCATTTTCACTACAATTATAAATCGTTGTTTTAGGTTTATATCTACCTACAAAAAAACCTTCCTCTATATACAAATCAATATATATTGGATAAATAATCCTGTTTCCACGCTCATGTTCCTTCTCCCCTTCTAAAACTAACTTTGAGAAGACAAAAGAAACTTTTGATGCACTTCCTTGTCCATTATTTTCAACATGATAATTCACTAAAGAAAAGCTCTCTGTATTTTTAAAAGCTAATATATCACTTTGTGAACATTGTTTATATTTTCCTATAATAATTTGATCTAAATTTTCAATACTTTCTTCTGGAATATATACTCTTTTTATACAAAATTCTTTACTTCCAGACTTAATTGTTTTTAAAAACCAATTATATGTCTCTATATATTTTTCGCTATCTTTATCCTCTCCTGCAAATTCAATAACTTTCTTTAATAAATCTGCTTTATTTTCACTTACATTCATTCCATGATCTAAGCAAAAATTTTTTAACTTCAATGAATGAATATAATCATCTACTAAACAATTCGCAATAGTAATCATTTTACTACCTCCGTACATACAAAATCCTACCTTCATAATATCCCAAAATTTGACATTATGCAACAAAAGAACGACTTGTTGCCAAGCCGTTCCTTCTAGGTTTTGTATATACTTCTTGAGGAAGTGAACTCAACGTGGAAATCTGTCTTTTCACTAAGTTCAGTATAAGCATATCAGACTTGCATACTAAACTTCAATAAACACCAACAAATTAAGATAAATCATGTTGGAAGCTTTAAATGCCCCAATGCTCGCCCATGCAATTTATGTATCCATTGCTCACTGTATCCCATTATTTCTGCAATTTCCCAAAAGCGAAGACCTTTCACATATCGGTAAAAAAGCACATCGTTCTCGTCTTCATTCTTCACTTCTTTCATTTGTTTTTCAATGGATATATAGGTTTCTATGCAGCTTTCCTTTTCTTTTCCAAGCTTTTCCGCCAATGAGTCAATCCTTGCCAGTTCATCAGATAAATCTTTCTGGTTTCCACTACCATGCGGCATACCTGAATAATCAATTGCTTTCACTGATGCAGCCAATTCTTTCAGTTCGATAATTTCATCATCAATACGGTTGATACGTCTTCTACTGGATCTGTATCCTCTCAGATATTCTTTCTTCCGGTTATTCTCATTCTTGATATTGTTTTCTTCCAGTCTCTGCTCCACCGTCATCTACTCCCTTCGTTATGTCTACTCCCATCTTCTTCAGGTAATCCTCCACTGAATAGCTCTGATAAGCTGGTGGTGTATGAAATCTCTCACTTGCTTTCGCATCATGACTTTCTTCCAACTCCTTATAGTGTTGCTGGCTATCCAGCTTTACCTGTCTTCTGTCTCTTCCTCTGTTCAATCATTTCTCAGCTCCTTCGTCGTTTTGTTTTTATTCATCAACTTCCTGTTCAAGCCAATGTG